CTCTGCCGCCAGCATCAAACGCCAGACCAGTTGCAGGTCATCACGTTCCGCTGATTTGATGCGCAGATCATCCGTGCCGATCACCAGCCTATCGCCTTCGGCGGGCTGGGTAGCCACATCTGCCACCAGCATATCCGCCATAAGCGATGCCTGTAGATTGCCCATGCCGCCGGCGGGGCCATAGACAGGCTGGATGGGCGCTGAGCGGATCACGCGCAGCGCCACCCCAGGGCCGGAGCCGCCAGCGTAATAGGTGGCTGGCTCCGATAGGTTTTGGTCCGCGTGCAGCACGGCGGCTGCGGCGGAGAAGGCATCTGGCATGATGGCACCCAGGGCGGGTTGCCCCGCCCCGGTTTATCCTTAGGCGGCCGTGGCGTTCGGGCGACCCAAGCGCACCAGGATTTCCGTGGCGCCGGAGGCATAGTTGCCCGGGCCAATGGCCCAGCCGATGCAGTTATTGCTGGTGGCAGTGGCGGTGACATTGCCGGCGGTATTGTCCCAGAACACCCGCACGCCTTCATTGATGGCAACACCCGTTGCCTTCGGCAAGCGAAACACACCTTCGGTCATGATGGCGACGTTGGCGCCAGATGCAGCGGCATGAATCGCCACCCCAAACAGCAGGCCAACCAACACGCCAGCGCCGGAAGCCACTGCAGCCGGCGCGGTAACGGTGATAACATCAGACTCACCAACCTTATTTGTAGCCATGGGAATTACCCCTTTCGATCGAATGGATGGATGGGAAAGCGGGCGGCCCTTCAGCCACCCGCATCAGATCAGCCCAGGTTCGCGGCCATGGCGCGCGGCTGTACCGCCGCGGCGCCAAAATCGAACACCACGCGGAAAGTCATGCCGCTATAGCGGATGTCTTCGGCGCTGGTGATGGTGGGCGCGCGCTGGCCTTGCAGATACGCAATTTCCACTCCGCGAATATCGCCGCGGCACAGGTAGTAAGGATCATTCCCGGTATCCAGGAAGGGTTCCATAACCAGTGAAGTGCTTGTGCGGTAGGCGTCGGGCAGCACCGCGCCAGTAGCGGTTGGAACAATGCGGTTGCCCAACAATTCCAGGGCTGTGTCTTCTTCATCCGGGCCAACCAGCAGCACCATGGAAGAAGGCGGCGGCAGCGGCGCGGCACTTTCACCCGCGCGGGCAGGGCTGGTTTGCTTGGTCAGCAGCGCGCGCAGCTCAGCGAAGGTGCCGGCGGCCAGGTTGCCAGCCGTGCCCAGGTTATTGCGGCCTGCCGCGAACAGCGCCGTGGCGCCACCCGCCGGCCAGTTGGCATTGGCGGTCAGGATGCCGAACACCACGCGGCGCAGCGCCGTGTAGCCAGCCAGGGCCGCACCCGAAAGCACATCCTGGAAGGCGCGCGTATCGTCATTCACCAGCGCCTGGCGCGTCAGCGCCACAAGGCGGCCGCGTTCCTGCACCGCATAGGTCTGGCCTTCTTCCGCGATTGAGCCATAGGTATAAGGCGCGCCTTCAGAAATGGCGGCCACTTCCGGGAATTGGCCAGCAAAGGCAGAAGTGATGGCTTTGAAATCCGCCACATCAACTTCGCGCGTCCAAGAAGCCCATGTGTTCGGGTATTGGCCAAACAGGCCCTGCACAGATTTGTTCGCGGAATTGACAAGGATCAGCGGGAAGTCGCTGGTGGAATGCTGCGCGTTGATCCGCCCAGACAGAACCATTTCCGCCAGATCGGCGCCGGACATGCGATGCACGTCCTTCACACCATTGGCCACCGCGATTTCACGCATAAGGCCATGGAAACCCATATTAGCGAATTCGCGGCTTTCCGCCGGCGGCGCCTGGTTGGAAAGCTGCGCGGAAAGCGCACCAGTCCAGCGGGCGCGCAGCGTATCACGTTCATCACGGATCACGCTGACCACGGCGGAATTCGGCATGATCGGGGCAGGGCTGCGCGCCGCCACCGCTTCAAGCGCGGCTTCAAGCGCGGCTTCGCGCGTGGCACCGCGTTCAATCTGCGCCAACGCAAATTCAGCCGGCAGGCCGTTGCGCTCAGCAATGCCGCGCACTTCAGCAATGGAAGCCGCCGCCGGCACAACCGGGGCAGGGGTTTGGGCCGGGCTATTCCCGCCGGCCTGGGCGATGGATTCGGACATGCCGATCTCCTTGGCTACTGCCGGCGAAATTGCCGGCGGGTTGGAAACTACCGGCGCCGCTACCGGCACCGCATCGCGCGCCGCGCGCACCAGCCCACAAAAGGCTGCGGGCGCGGCGGCGTAACGATTGGGGTCAAGCGCCGCAAAGGCGCGAATTTCTGCGGGCTCCGCCGTTTCACTAGCAAAACCTTCCGCCACGGCCATATCCGCATCAAACCAAGTTTCGGCGCGCATCAAGGCGGCCACGGTTTCTTCATCTTTGCCGGATTTCCCAGCATAGGTGCGGCGATAGGCGCTGCTGATTTGGTCCAGCACATCGGCCTGTTGGCGCATGGTTTCCGCATCGCCCAGCGCGCCACCCCAAGCTTCATGGATCATCAGAAAGGCATTACCCGGCATCACAATCCGGTCGCCCGCCATGGCGATAAGGCTGGCTGCTGATGCGGCGATGCCTTCCACAATCACGGTCTTCGGCCCTGCATGGCGCGCCAGCATGTTGTGGATGGCAATGCCTGCCAAAGCGTCACCGCCATAGGAATTGATCGAAATGGTCAGCGGTTGATTGGCCGAAAGCTTTTTCAACTCCGCCGCCACACCGGCGGGCGTAATGTCCCACCCCACATCACCCAACAGCGAAAGCACCGCAGCCTGTTCGGCCGCAGCGCGCATTTGCACTGGCATGGAAGCCCCCTTTAAGCGTTTGTGGCCGCAAGCCCCGTGGCGGCAATTTCAATGGCGGAATTCACCGCCGCATCCTGCGCGCCGCCGGAAGCATTGGCGCGGCGCGGGTCAGCGTCCAGGATCAAACCCAGATCATCATGCAGCGCGTTATCCTCTGCGATTTGCTGCGCGATGGTGGTGGGGTCATAACCCTGTTCCGTCACCGCCTGGCGCCAGGTCTTCAGCCCCATGCGGATCATGGCCTTGGTGGCCAGCGCATCCTTCATGGGGTCAACAAATTCAAACACAGGCGGGCCCCAGGCTACCGGATAGGCGTGCTGCGCGGGCGGCAGCGCACCGGCACCAAGCGCAGATGCCACCCAGGCGCGCCAGATCGGTTCGCACATACCAGGGACCAGCAAATGCCATTGGTCTTGTTCAAGCTGGCGCTTGAAGGCCAGGCGCCCGGCGCGGAGCGATGAATAATTCGCGCCCGAAAGATCACCCGTCAGCAAATCATAGGTCAGGCCATAGGCCGCCGCGATGGCGTGCAACTGGTGCTTCGCCAATTCATTGAAGCCGCCGGCGCCGGACGGCGTGGCAAAGGACACATCTTCACCGGGCAGCAACCGTTCGATCATGCCGGGCGAAAAAGTTTTCAGTGCATCGCCGGTTTCCGAATCAGTCCCCTCGAGCGGGCCGCGACCAGGCGCGGCGTCACTGGTGATGAAGGCCGCTAGGCAGGCCTGCACCTTGGCTTGCTGCAGCGCTGCGTCTTCCAATTCATCCAAAGCCATTAGCCGCGTAATGATGGGCGACGCCACCGGCACACCCCGCACCTGGCCGGGGCGCGTGGCCTTGAACAGGTGGATAATGTCGGAAGCCGGAACGCGGCGGCGCAGCATGGTGCCGCGCCCAAAGGTGGCAGCTTCGCCGGGGTGCCGATCAAACAGCCAATAAGCCACCGGCGCGCCCATGGCATTGTATTCGACGCCATTGGCAATCAGATTGTCTTCCGGTCGGCGGCGTTCTTCATTGTAGGTTTCATCCAGCAAATCAGGTTCCAGCACCTGCAGCGCCAGCGGCACATTCAAGCCGCGCCGGCGCTGTTCGGCAGGCGCCAGGCGGATCAACTGGATCAGCACTTCACCGGCTTCAGCGCGCGTGCGGGCGGCTAGTGCTTGCAACCCGTAAAAATCCATCTGGCCGGTAACGTCACACCGCGCGGACCATGCTTCGAAAGCGGCATCCACCGCGGCATTTTCCGCATTGATCTGGTCGCGTTCTTCCCGCGTTGACAAGGGCACCGCGGAACGCGGTGTGATGCCGGTGCCGATCTGATAGCCGATCAGCGTATCCAGCGCGGAAGCCGCCCAGGCATTGTTACGCACTAGGTCGCGGGACCGGTCGCGTAGCGTCTTTAAGCCTTCCTGCACTTCGGCGCGCGGGCCGTTCGCGCTGGAAAGCCGACCCATGCGGCGAGACCGGCGCGCACCATCATAGGCCGCCTGGATGCCGTGCAGCGCCAGGCGCGCGCGCGCACGGCGCAGCGCGGCTTCCGGCGCAAGGCTGGCAAGCAGGCGGTCAAACCACATGGCGGGTCAGTCCTTTCTAAAAACTGAAAACGTGGTGCGGTTCATAGGCACGGAAAGTTCGCGGCGCAGCGCGGCGATGGCTTGGCTCATTTCCGTGATGCTGCGATATTTCACTGATCGGCCATCGGAAAAGCGCACTTCCATCACCGCGCCGTTTTGCGCCATGGCGGCGGTCAGCGCGTCTATATCGGCTTGCGTGGCCATGATGAACCTTTCAAATCCAGTCTGATCGGCGTTCAAACCAGGCACCGCGCGGGGCAACAGTTGCAGTTTTTGCTTGTGGCGCGGGCGGTGTTGCCGCACCGGCCAGCGTTTTAAGATCAGGTTGCCAAAGCGCAATCATATCCGCCTGCGCATCTTCGGGCTTTCCAACCCGCTCAGCGATCAGCCTTTCCCAATGTGCATCGGTCAGGTTTGCGGTTTCATGCCGGGCCAAGGCGCGGGCATAAATGGCAATATCCCATTGCTCATTTCGCGGCCGCACCTTGCGCCATTCCCGCCTGGTGAACCCGGCGCGGTTTCCAATTTCAACGCAGGCTTCAGCGGTAATCTGCTCGAAAAACCCAAGGTCCAAGGCTTGCGGGAAATGTGCCGCGCCCTTCGGCCAGGCGCCGGCAGCATCAGGCCCCATTTCCGTGAGCCTGAGCGCCGCCGCCACTTCGGTCTTCAAATCCCATGTGCCGACCGGCCAAAGAAGGACCGATCCGATTTTCTTGCCGTTGTAATCCACATCTTGCGGCTTTGGCATGCCAAGCGGCGGTTCACCCCACTTTGCCCGGCCATCCAGCGCCATGATGCGCGGGTCTCGGCCGGCGGCGTGGCGGCGGGCGTAGGAATAAACCCGCTGCGGCAAATAGCCCGAATCAATCCCGTAAGAAATCGGCGCCCATTCGCGATTCCAGGCATCGCGATACCGCTTGCCGATCACCTCATCCAAGGCCAGCCACACCGGATCAAGCGCGGGGTCGCCTTCCAGAATGCCCCCATCTATCCACCAGGAAGACAGGTTGCGATCCCATCCGTAGACACCCCATTCTAGCCGATCCCCCTGGACGTCAACCGCGCCAGTCAGGAACAGCACACCGGGCGGAATACGC